TCAAGGTGCTGCAGGTTTACAAGGAGCTACTGGTGGACAAGGTGCATTAGGTGGCCAAGGAGCAAGTGGAGTTGGTGGAACTGGTTTACAAGGTTCTACTGGAGCCGTAGGTAATCAAGGTTTAACTGGATCAACAGGAACTCAAGGTGCAAAAGGTAGCCAAGGAGGTATTGGTTTACAAGGTGCAACAGGAACTCAAGGAGAACAAGGAGGTAATGGTGCAACAGGAACTCAAGGTGCTGCAGGTTTACAAGGAGCTACTGGTGGACAAGGTGCATTAGGTGGACAAGGAGCAAGTGGTGTTACTGGTAATCAAGGAGCTATAGGTAATCAAGGAGCTACTGGTGCTATAGGTAATCAAGGTGCTATTGGTAAACAAGGTTCTGAAGGGGCAACAGGAGAACCTGGTGTTATTGGTAATCAAGGAGCTACTGGAGCTATAGGTAATCAAGGTGCAACCGGTAATCAAGGTGCCGTAGGTAATCAAGGAGCTACTGGAGCTGTAGGTAAACAAGGAGCTGATGGTACTCAAGGTGTAAAAGGTAATCAAGGAGCTACTGGAGCTGTAGGTAATCAGGGAGCTCAGGGAGCCGCAGGTAATCAAGGTGCTCAAGGAGCAGTAGGTAATCAAGGAGCTCAAGGAGCTGTAGGTAATCAAGGGTTTGTAGGTAAACAAGGTGCTACTGGTTTACAAGGAGCAACTGGTGCAAAAGGTGATATAGGTAATCAAGGTGCTACAGGTTCAGGTGGTCCAGTTGGTAAACAAGGAGCTGATGGTAATCAAGGAGCTATAGGTAATCAAGGAGCAAATGGAGCTGTAGGTAAACAAGGAGCTGATGGTAATCAAGGAGCTGCAGGTAATCAAGGTTCTCAAGGAGCTGTAGGTAATCAAGGAGGAGTTGGAAAAATAGGTGCTACTGGAAGCCAAGGTGCCACTGGTTTTATTGGTGGAACTGGTCCACAAGGTATTGGTTTACAAGGTGCAACTGGAAGTGGATCAAGTACACTTTGGACAGATCCTTCTATTATTCAAAATACCGGTACTCAGACTATTCCTGCTAACGGTACAGGTTTGGCTGTAGATACTCCAATTTATGGAACTAAATATATTGATGATGCTGTATTAAATAATGATTTAGAACATGATGATACTTTTAGTGTTGGTACAGGAAAAACTGATTCTATTAAAAATAAAACAGCTGGAAATTTAATAGTAGAAACAACATTTAGTGTTCTTATCGAAACAACAAGCCCACTGCCTGGTGGATCTGCTCGTTTAAATCTTGTAGATTTTAGTGGTAATACATTGGAAGATGCTGAAGTAAGATATATTAGTGGAGCTGGACAATGTGCATGGTATACGGGTAGAGCTTATGTAACTTTTAAACCAGGTGATGGTGTAGCAATGGAAATTCGTAACCCTAACGGTAACCCTGCAATTACTATTAGAGAATATAGTTTACATTGTAGAAAAATGCTTACAACATTTAGTACTCCATAAGAATCTTAAACAATTATTATATTTAATGTATAATAATAAATAGACAACAAATGCAAAAAGATAATATTAAGGAGACTTCAGAAGAAGTAGAAACTAAGGTACACTATCAATGGATTAAAGGAGATGAATCTGGTAATGTAGTAACTATTAAAGAAGAAGGATCAAAATGGATTACTTTTAATGAAGGTGGTAGATTAGCAAAAGATCTTAAAGATGAATTCCTGCAGCCATTAGATCCTGACATAGCTGGTGAATTTGTAAATACAAAAGCTTTAGGTACAGATCCGTTAAATGTATCGGCACCACCTATAAATGATTCTATTCCTAAAAAAGAAATTTCACCTATTAGAGTTTTATTTAATAAGCAAAAGAAAAATAGCAAAGTAAAGCTTCTTTTAGAATTTCCTGTAAATATTCCACAAAAAGATGTTTATGAATTAATGAGTACTTCTTTTGATAAAGATGAAGTTAATAATATACTACAATCATTTATTTTAGATCAATTATCCGAAGATGAAATATCTGACTGTTTACATAACAGTGTACAATCATTAATTGAGAGCAAGTACAAAGGAGAATAGCACACTTTATAGCTAGTAATATATAATAAAATTAATCATATGAGCGAGACTGCAAATCAAACTATACCTAATCGTCGCCAAAGAAGAGCGGCTATGAAATACCAAGGAATTTTAAAAATGAAAGGTAAACTTCCATTTAAAGAATGGTTAGAAATCTGTAAACAAACTAGAGAAAAGGGCAAAGAGATACATGAGGCAAATGTTGAAGCTGCTGAAAAATCTATATATGCAAAATTAGAACAAGTAGAAAATGATAAGATAGCATATTGGAAAGAAGAAGGTTATACAGATAAAGAAATAGATAAGTTAAGAGATGCATTAGCTCTTATTACAATTAAAGATAAATCTACTTGGCATAAAGACAAAAAAGAAGCAAGAAAAACCTTTAAAGAATTAAGGGAAAAATTAAACTCAAGAAAATCATAAATGATTAAGATAGTTTTAGAACCAGCCAGAAATGGTGTAATCAAAAAAGTCATTGATGACAATCATGGTGGAGGTAGAGAACACTTTACCTCAACTGATGTTTATGAAGTTAATGAAAATGACAAGAATCAATATAGTTATATAAAAAGATTCTTTTTTGATTTATGCGACGATCTCGGATTAGAGGTCGGTAGTAAATTCGATAAAACAGTATTAGATATTGATACAAAATGGGGTACTCACTTTGAACCTACAGAAAAGGATATTGAATTTAAAATAAAAAGACTTAAGAGTGAGCTTAAGAAATTAGAAGAATGGAAGAACATATAGAATTTAATTTCATATACTCTAATGATGCACTTCGTGTCAAAACATTTTTAGGTAATGTTCCTAGAAGTATTGAGTGTATAAATTATATGGATATATTTAACAAACTTACAAAAAACGATTTTTATCAATATGAACCATCTGATGCAGTAGTATCATCTTATTTAATGAGACAGTTACAAAATGCAATAGGTCGTAATATTTCTACAACAATATTTTATGTTTTAGGAAGTCTTAATAAAGAAACTGTTGGCGGAATACAATCTTATGTTGAATCGTTATCAGACAAACCTATTACTTACAAAATTTATCATTCACCTGATATTACTGTCAACGGTACTGCCGAGCTATTCGATGACATAATAGAATTTGAATGAAAACACATAGGATATTTAACAAAGGACAAAATGTATACTGCTTATTAGCATCTCATACTAATCCTAATATACTTCTCCCGGTTAAAGGTAAAATCTTAGATTCCAAATGGGATCCCGTAAATCCTTTATATCAAATTCGTATTGTTAAGTTTTATGATAATATGAGATTTCTTAAACAACATTTCTTTGATATGAATTTTAGACATATGTTTGAAAATAGAGCAAGGAAAATGATTTTAAAAGCAGAAGACTTTAAAACTGCTAATGCTTTAGAGAAAAGATTAAATGAAAAAGATAGAGAAAGATTTTATGTTGTTGTAGAATCTGTAATGTGTACCAAAACAAAAGTTGGATTATCTGAATTATTTGAAAAGGTTCAACTTTATATGATATCTAAAAATTTAAAAGAAGTTAGGGAAATTTCTGCTAGGCCATTTTTTAAAGGTCCACTCTCTATTGATAGCGTTAGAGAATTTGATGCAAGATATAAAAAAGGCTGGGCTGATAAGTTTGAAAAAGGTAACTTAAACATTGATAAGTACCTCAACAGCTTAGGTTAAATATATAATAAAATAACCTTCATCTATGGCTTTTAATTTCAGTAATGCAATAAGCGACTTAAATAGCGCGATGTATCCTCAGGAAAATACTTCTAATTCTAATTTAGTTGGTCCTTTTGGGGGTGAAGCAACAGGTTTTGCTAAAGGTGTATCGGATCTTTATAGTAGAAATTTTTATACAAGTACAGCTTTACCAGATGCAGCAACCGTGGCTAACGGTATGTCTACAACACCAATTGCTTCTTCAATTGCTAATAGGTATGCATTATTTAATTATCAAGGATTTTATGGAAATTTAGAAACTGCTCAACAAGATAAGTATATAGATACTGCTGATAATCCTTTGATGGGAGGTAAAAATGCTACCAATGTTTCATTACCAAAAATCATAAATTACTTTGATACTAATTATCCTAAGATAGGCTATAAGCCTTCGGATTTTTTATATTCTAAATATTACAAGAAAATTCCAGTGAATCATTTAATTACACTTAGAAGGTTTCCTACTGCTGTTGGTGATAACATTTATAAGTATGAAGTTAAAGATAAAGAAGGAACTGTAGCTGATGGTACTCAAGTAGCTGGTGTAACTGCTATAACCTATTTAGGTGAAACTGCTGGTAATCAATTAGAAGATCTTTTACAAATGTCATTCGGTTTAAATTATAAAGAATTGACAGCTGACATGGAATCAGTAGACACTGGTAGTGGTGGAGGAGGTTATACCCAACAACCTTTTTATAATAAAATTAGTGGAATAGGTAGAGCTGTTGCTGATGCATCCAAAGGTGTTTCACCAGGTGCAAAATTTAGAGCTCAAAATGGAGCAGGTTCTAGTACAGCTGATAGGTTAGGTACTACTTATGCTAACTTTGTTTTAGGTCCTGTTAATGTAGTGAACCAAACAAATATTCGTGAGCGTGGTTTGAAATTTTCAAATGATATGAAAATAAGATTTGAATATGAACTTAAATCTTTAAGTTATGTTAATCCTAAAATTGCAATGATTGATATTATTAGTAATATGTTAACGATGACTACTAACAATGCTCAGTTCTTTGGTGGAGGCCACAGATATTATGGAAGTTCTGGTTATGTAGCTAGTCAATTTGGAGATATTAGCATGTTAAGAGATGGTAATTTTTCAGGTTATATGGGAAGTGTAGTAAATGATGTTGAGACTGGTATGAAAGGTTTGTTTGGAGATGCTAATGGTAATTTTGATGCCAATAGTATTGTTGATGGTTTAAAGACTGTAGGAAAAACTTTATTAGGAAATATGCTTGGTAGCTTTTTAGGTAGCCAAGTAGGTGGAGCTACAGGTACTACTGCTACTAAAGCTTTTATTAGTGGTGAACCTACTGGTGATTGGCATTTAACTGTTGGTAATCCTTTAAATCCAATTGTAATGATGGGTAATATGATTTGTGATAATGCAACCATGTCGTTAGGGGCAGGGTTAGGTTATGATGATTTTCCAATGGAAGCTAAATTTGAAATAGATTTAAAACATGGTAAGCCTAGAGATAAGGGTGATATTGAAAATATGTTTAATGCAGGACAAGGTAGAATTTATGCATCTGCTCAGAACGTGGATGATGTATTAAATTTAGCCGGTAAAGAAGTTGCAGTTTATGGAACTATGCCAGATGTTGGGACGAGTAGTTTACAACCATCGACAAATCAACCACCAGCAGATTCATTTAATAATGAACAACTTTCTAATATTAAAAGTAACGATAATGCAACATCTAATTTAAAAGGATCTGCAACTGGAGAATATGTTAGTAACTTAACGCAAATGTTAATTGACTCATAAAAGAATAAAGAAGTATGAATATTAAATCTCTTACATTAAAGAATAAATTAACTGATGAAAGAACAGGTCAGCAGTATTTTGATTTAACTGCACCTTCTTTTAAATACAGAAGAGAGCTTGGTGTTAAGGCTTTACATTATGTTCAACAAGACCAGGTTGGTCGTATGGATAAAATATCACAACTTTATTTTGGAACAGGTGCATATGTAGATGCTATATGTGTTGTTAACAATATTTTTAATCCTTTCGTTATTCAAGAAGGAGATATATTAGCTATTCCTAAATTAGATCAATTAGATTTAGTTTATAAGAGACCTAATCCAGCAGAAAGACCAAGTGCTACATTAGCACAATATGTAGATACTGGACAGCAAAGTGAAAAAGATCAAGCTAGAGTTCAGAGATTAATTCAAAAAGCTAAAACAAAAAAGACTGGTGTTAAGGCACCTATTCCACCGAATATGTTACAGCAAGGACAAGAAGCTAAAATATATGAAGGAGGAAAAATTAAATTAGGAGCAAATTTACCATCTAGGAATCGTACAAATACTGAATCATAAGATATGTCTGAAAGTATAGTTGAAAGAAACATATTAACGGTTATAGAACCAGCAATAGAACTAGATCCGATGGAGATATTGGATGTAGAAAGCGATAGTACTAATTCTGATGATGGGACTATAAAAGAAAAACCTTCTAAGTTTTCTCAGGTAGTTCCAGATATTAGAATAAATGGATATGATGTACAGATGGATAGATTAAATTTATTCACATTAAAAAATGATGCATTTTATCCAACTATTAAAATTCAATTTGCTGATGTAGACGGATTTTTTACATCAAGGTTTTATCCTAAAGATGGTGACTTAATCCAAGTTAATATTAGATCACAAGGTGATGAAACTACATTTAAGCCTATAAGAATAGATTTTACAATTGTAGATTGTAAACCTGTAGGTGGAGGAGGTGGAGCTTCTGCTAGTGAATATTTAGTTTTAGGTAGAATGTATGTACCTAATCTTTTTACTGAAAATGTAGAATATGAAGAAGAAGTAACTAGCTGGGATGCATTATTAAATATTGCAGAGAGATTACAATTAGGTTATGCATCTAATGTTGAAGAGACGGCAGATGTTATGACTTGGACTAATCCTAATGATACTACAGAAACTTGGATCCAGGATATTGTAGCAAATAGTTATTTAAGCGACGAGACATTCTTTACATCTTATATTGATCCTTATTACTATTTGACTATGGTTGATGTTAATCGTTTATTTAGTCAGGAAGGTGCAATAGAGGCTAGCCAAACATTTAGTCAAAATGCTGGAGATACTATGGGAGCTGAAGGTTCCGAAGGGCAAGAAGATGAGTTTCCTAATTACTTAAGTAATATGATACAGATGCAAGGTGGTGCAAGATATATTTCTAAACATGAACTTGTTAATAAGAGTGGAGAAATAAGTAAAGCAAATGGATATAAAAGATATACTCAGTATTGGGATCTTGAAGCAAAAGAATGGATTAGTGAATTTGTAGATCCTTTAACTAATGATACACCTGGTATGATACCTGCTACTAAAGGTAGAGTAATAGAAGGTGAAGTTGAAGGGCCACGGAATGATCAAGTTAAATATAAGTATTTAGGAACACAAGGTGATAATGTTCATCCTGAGTTTCAATATGCTACAGTTCAGAATTACCAAAATAATTCTGAGATTAATAAAATGGGAATGGTTATTGAATTAGATACTGTTAATCCTGCACTTGTAAGATACAGTAGAATATATGTTCAAATTTTAGAATTTGCTAGCCCTATTAAAAATACTTTATTAGCCCCGTCTAATGATGACATTGAAGGAGATGAGGCACCACAAACAAGGAGCGGTGATCCTGATGAAAATGACCAAAGTTCTGAAAATGGAATTGTTAATGAATACTTAACTGGGTTTTATGTAATAACTGGAGTTGAATGGATTTTAACCAAACCAGGACCAGTTAGAATGAGATTAAAATTAAAGCGTCGAGAGTTTACTCCAACGACCTAATAAATATAAAAAATAAAAGAGTATGCCTTTAATAGATTTAGCAAACCCTGCAGGTAGCCAAGCATTGGCTCAATTGGCTGGTCCCTTTGGATCATATCTAGGAAGTGGGAGTTTTCCACAGAGCTATGAGTTTGCTAAAAAGTTTGTTAGTAATACAACAACTGCTTATGGTTCTGGTAATAATGCTGTTACTTCATTAGATGATCCTACTTATCTTGGTTTTAGTTTAATGTTTGATATTACCTCTCCATTATTTAATGGTGCAGTTACGGGTAATAGTGGAATTGTTCCACCTACACAAAGACCAAGACCTACTGCTGATGGAGAAGTTTCAATTTCAGGATTAGGTGGAACTTCATCTGAATCATCATCTGCCCAAGGTAATTTTCCATCAACCCCATCAGCTGTTGCTTATTTGGCAAAAATTGGAGAAGCTAATAGAGTAGAATATCTTAAAGCATTTATTCAAGGTATACAAGAAATAAATCAAACAAGACCTTATTACTTTCAGACAATACAAGGATTATTAGAAGCATGGCAAAAAAATACACAATTTGATGTTGATCCTTATACTGGTAGTACTGGAGAAGAAGGTATTACTATAGGATGTCTTGAAGCCATTGATTTAAAATTAACTGCTTTGTTTAGTTTATATAGAATGGCTGTTTATGATACGAGATATAAAAGATTTGTAGTTCCTAAAAATTTATTAAAGTTTGATGTATATGTATATGTACAGGAAATTAGAAAATTTAAAACAGTAAGAAATTGGTTAGGGGCTTTAAATCCTAGCCAAGATTCTGATGATACGAAAAAACTTGTAAATGAAAATACCTCTCAGGTTGGTTTTAAGTTTACAGAATGTATGTGGGATGCAGGAGCTAGCGGAAATGTATTTGAAGGTGTTACTAATACTGGTGGCGATATAGCTACTACACAAATTAAATGGAATTATGGTGTAATGGAAAATGTTTCTCAATTTTCAGGATATAATGACAAATTGGATGCAAGTAAAATCCCAGCTAATACCGATCCTAGTTTTAAAGATAAAGTTAAACAGTTTGGAAAAGACCAATTGGCTAATGCAGCTGAAGGTGCAATTAATGCAGTAGGAAGAACCGTCTCCAGTGCTATACAAGGTTTTACATTAGGTAATGTTTTTGGATTAAGAAATCAAGTACTAGGTGCAATTGCAAATCCACAAGGTTTAATTAATGCTGCTGTTGGTGCTGCAATTCAAGGAAACGAATTAGAGACATTTGGAAATGAAAGCTCTGTAACTAACTTAGCTGATAATCCACTAGGAGTACCTAATCCACCTAATAATACATTAAGCGGTACTGATCAAGCTTTTGATGAAGCACTCCCTGTAGGAAAAGGTTTAAATTCAACAAATGCATTTGGTCCATCAGGTCCCCCAAACAATTCTACTATAACCGACGAAAATATTTTTGATTAATGGGAAAAGTAAATCCAGCAAATTTTAATTCGGATGATTTGCGATCTACACAATGGGTAGGAATCGTAGAAGATACCAATGATGATATCTTTGAAGGAAGGTGTAAGATTAGAGTGTATGGTAAAATGGATGATCGTGTAGATCCTGAAGATCCACAAAGCGCATTTAAGATTCCCACTGCTGCTTTACCTTGGTCACGACCTCACCAGTTAATGTATGGAGGTAGTAATACTGGGAGTGGTAAATTTGAAATTCCAAAATTAGGCTCTATTGTTAGAATAACATTTGACAATGGAAATTTTTATCAACCAATTTATCATGAAAATATTTATCCTTCAGATGAAACAAAAGCTGAAGTAGAACCTTCATATCAAAATTCTCATGTATTAATTTATGATACTGCATTTGGTTTAACGGGTGAATTACAAGATGGTGTTTCTGAAGTAACTAATGAAAGAGAAGGTGAGCATATTAAAGTTTTCTTTACAGAAGAAAAAGGTTTAATGATGGACTATACAACTACTGAAGGTCCAACAACAGTTAATATAAAACCTGATAATTCTGTTCATATAATTAATGCAAATGGAGATTCTATTGTAATGCTTAATGATGGGAATATAACATTTACACACTCAGCTGTTTTTACTGTTAATAGTGGAAATGATACTATAATTAATACCGATACTAATTTTATTGTTAATGCTACAGCTGATACTGAAATTAATTGTGTTAATGCTAAAATAAATGCCAGTGCTGAAACGCATATAAACTCACCAAGAATTAAATTAGGTGAAGCTGCTGCTGAGGCAGTAATAAAAGGAGATACTTTTGCAAAAATATTTGATGCTCATATTCACCCGGCACCAGGAGGCCCAACAGGTCCACCTATACAAAAAGCTGCACCTTCATTAAGTTCTAAAAACACTACAGACTAATGCCTTGGAATCCACTACCCTTTCAGACTATTTTACCTGGATGGATGATGAGCCAAGCATCTAATCAGAGTTTGACTTATTCATATAAACCACTTGCAAAAGAAATTGGAAGAAATTATCATTTAGCAGCAACGGCTGTTCAAACTCCCTATGGTGCTCCTGTTGTAAAAAGAGGAAAAGCTAGAACTATTCAATTAGGATTTGAAGCATCTTTTAAATTAGCAGAGGAATGGCAAACTGCAAATATAAGCCCGACCGATTATACAGTAAAACAATGGAATAGTGAAATGCCTAATGCAGTCTGGGCACCTGCTGCTAAAGCAGTTGTTAAGTATTGGACTGGAGGGACAATGGCAACGGCACCGCCACCGCCTGGTGGTGGGGCAGGTACTACAAATAAAATTTTGGTTCCTGGTGCTACTATTGCATTAACTCCTGCTATAGGTGCGGCCTTTAAATTAGGTAAAACATATCCATTGTGTTCTGCTCTTAATGTAGCATTTATTGCTCATTTAAAATTAGTAACTGGTACTTGGGTTGGTTTGGCTGCTGCTGGTAGCCCACCTCCTCCATTAGTTTTTCCATGGGTAACTTTAATTTAATAATGAAACAAAACAACTTGTGATAAGTAAAATAATAAATAGTTGTTTACTCACGTAATATATAATACAAATACTAACCTCATAAAAAACAAAAAATGACTGAACAAGAAATCACAATTCAATTAAGTGATGATCCATTTGATACAAAGAAAGTAAAAGTACAAGTTCCTGAAGGAACTAAATTAATGTGTAACGAGGCATATGCTGCTGATGTACTTTCAATGTATGGAGTTACAGATCCTACTTTACAAAAAACAAAACTTATAGAAGATAACGTGGCTTATACCACGAGAGGGGAGGTTTCTTTCATATCTAAAGATAGAGAAAGAGCTCTCATTGATATTGAATCTAAATATACTGCATATTGTACTTTAACAAAAGAACCTGATTATATTGTAGAACAATTAGAGGTTGGGATGGAAATTGATGTTAAGATAAAAACAAATAAAAGACAGGGGATGTTATTGCTTCTATATCCGATGCTATACAAGAGGTTAAGCTAAAAGAAATAAAAGATGCAATAGGAAATTCTACAATTGGATTCACTGCCAAGGTTAAAGAATTAATTCATGGTGGTTATTGGGTAGATGTTGCAGGAATTAAATGCTTTATGCCAGGATCATTAGGTGGATTAAATAAATTACACGACTTTAATGTATTAGTTGGAAAAGAAATAATTGTTATGCCGATAACTTTTTCAAAAGAAAAAGATACTGTTGTAGTTTCTCATAGAGAATATTTAAGAACAATGATTCCTTCAACAATTGAAAAATTAAATGAAACAATTAAAGAACAAAGAACTGGGTTTGTAACTGGGACTACCAAGTTTGGAGTATTTGCTGAATTTGATGAATGTTTAACTGGTCTGATTCCTAAAGCTGAATTAAGTGAAGAATATCAAAAAGCTTTAGATGATAGAAGTATTAAGCCTGGTGATTCTATAACATTTTGGACTAAAGAGGTAATTTCAGATAGAAAAATTATACTAAGCCAATTAGGACCTAAAGTTGATTTATGGGATGGTGTGGATGAGAAATATAAACCTATGATGATTACTGAAGGTAAGGTGACTAAAATAACTTCATACGGTGCTTTTGTTGAATTAGAGAAAGGTATTAGTGGATTAATTCATAAGTCCAAATTAAAGGGTGCTGATTTATCTAAAGGTGATAAAGTAAATGTAAAAATTGGTAGTGTGAATGTTAGTGATCGTAAGATTACAATGAACATAGCATAACCTATTCCTGGTTTGAATATATAAACAAATCAGGAACTACATGTACACCAACGAACAATTAAATGCTATATATGCATCCAAGATTGGATTAGAATTTGAATTCTTTGCTAATGAAGGGTTAGATGAGGTTAAAAGAAGTCTTTCAAATACCTTAAATAAACAAATAAGAATAGAAGAAAAGGCACATAGTGACTTTTCACCTTCCGATGAAACATTTAAATTAGAACCTGATAATTCAGGTGGAACTGGTATGATTGAATTAGTTACCGGTCCAATGCCGTTTGTTGAATCCAAACTTATTATTGCTAAAACATTAAAATGGATTCGTGAAAATGGATCTACTAATGAAAGATGTTCTATTCATATTAATGTAGCTTTTGATGGATCTAAATTAGGAGTTCCTGCAAATATATCAAATTTGGATATTGGTAAATTTGTATTAAATTTTGATGAGAATAAAATATATGAAGCATTTCCTAATAGAAAAGATTCTGTTTATGCTAAGTCAATAAAATTTATTGTTCCTTTAAGTGGAATGACTCAACCATCTCCTGAAAGAATTTCATGGAAAAATTATATGTTTGTATCGGAAAAGTATTATGGTGTAAACTTTTCTAAGTTACCTAAGAATTATATTGAATTTAGATATCTTGGTGGAAAAGATTATGAAAAGAAGTATAATACAATAATGAATTTAACAGAACATTTTGTTCTATCATTATATGAAACTTTAATGTATCCTAAATATACCGATGAAGATCTTAAACAATTAGATGTTGTTTTAGAAAAGCACAGTGGTATAGTTGAATCTTATAAAGATTACCAAACATTTAAGAAAAAATTTCCAAAGATAAAATTAATGGTTGATCTTAAAACATATGATCAAATTGTAGAAACATTTTATCCTAAAATGAGAGAAGATCTTTTTAAGCTTTTAACTTTAGCTGGTTTAAAAGAAGGTTTAATTAACTATGATGCTGATACTGGTAGAATGCAATTAAAGAATGCAGAACTAATGAGATGTTTTGAAATAAAAGGGATTGATATTGTAGACTGTAAAATTCAAGGTAACATTTTAAATTGTGATATCTTTAATTCAGAGCTAGTAAATTCATCTTTATTTGAAAGCAACTTATTTGGGGCAACAGATGCCGCTGATTGTAAGATAGAAGATTCTTATGTTAGTAAAAATGTAATATGTAAAGATTCTTATGTCTTTGGACCTAGAGGAGTATTCAGTGGAGAAATGGAAGGTGGTATTTTTAGAAAAGGTAGAGCTACTAAAATGGCAAGATTTGAAAATACTGAAATAATTGAAATAGAAAAAATATAAACAAAGTATGGCTAATAAGAATACTTATTGTAATGATCCGGATGAAGCTGCATGTTTAGATGCATTAATTAAAATAATTAATGATGATCTTACTATTGCATGCCAAATACCGTTTACAGTTCCTAAGAAAGAATTAAACAATATCATACAAAGAGCAAAAAACTATTTTTATAAAATATATGAAGATAGTGTAGAGCAGATGTATATTGCTTTACCAGCAGGCGCATTGGCTAAACCAAACTTTAAACAAGGCGTACCTTTTGGGACTGGACAATCTAACGAAACTATAACAAATAAAAATCAACTCGCTAATCCTAGAGGTATTGTTCAGATGCCATCTAGAGTATGGGCAGTAAATGATGTTTTTGAAATTGGTGGTTTTAGTGGAGAAGATGGTGGATTTGGTCAAATGAGCTTTAATGCTGATGATGTAGATTTTTCTATAGATAAGTTTATTTATGATGATGTTTATGGTGCTGGTATCGGTAGTGAAAATTTAATGTACTATGTTGTTAATTCATTGTTTATGGATAATGCAAGGCAAGTTCTTTTACCTCAAATATCTTACACTTATAATAGATTAACAAAAAAGTTTAGATTTCAAGGAGAGCTACCAACGAGAGCTGTTATATTTGAAATATTTTCTACAATTCCTGACTGTGCACTTTTTGAAGATGAAGCATTTCAAAGATATGTAATAGGAATGGCTAAAATTCAATTATCTAGAATCTTAGGAACATTCTCTTTTAATCTTCCAGGTAATATTACAATTAATTATGATATGATTTCTTCAGAAGGAAGAGAAGAAGTAGATAGAGTAGTTGAAGAAATTAAAGGTGATGAAGGTGTTGACTACTTTTTCACAGGATAATTATAATCTGAAAGCTATTAAAATAAAAGAGAATATATAATAAAAAATTAGTGTTCTTAAATGATTAGAGATATTTATAGTAGAGACGCAGAAGCTCCGAAGTTCAATGATGCTACTTTAGAGGTTAGTGATAGCTTATCTCAATTAATTCTTAAGATAGAAAATGTCCTCTTTACTAGAAAAGGCGATGTTTTAGGAGCACCTGGGGTAGGGTGTAACTTAGATGAATTAATATTTTCTTTAGTATTAAATGAGAACACGATACAAAATAATATTAATAGTCAAATAACCGCATACTGTTTACCAGATTTTGCAGGCTTTGATGTAAATACTAAAGTAAGTTTCTTTTCTACATTAGAAAGGGATGGTTGCTTAGTTGATATTTTTGTAAATGAACAAAGAGTAATTGGTGCTCTTTTTTAAAATAATAAAGTAAATGTCATTTTTTAGTAAAACAAGGTTAAAGGCTACTGAGTTATTTGAGGATTCATTTGAATACCTCCAGAGAACTTATGACCAGGCCGTTGAAGTATTTACTCCGGCTTCACCGTTTGGTCAAATTCTAACTGTAGTTTCTAACTTAGGTGAAATGATTTTCTTTTATATAGAAGCAGTAGCAACTGAAATGAATATTTCAAGAGCTAGGAATATTGAATCTATTTATGGATTATCTAGATTAACTGGACATGATCCTACAAGAGGTATATCTGCAAGAGGTATAATTGGATTACGATTAAATACAAGTGCATCTACCCTTCTTGATGGTGACTATGTTCAAATTATGAATGGTGCATCTTTTGAAATAGGTCAAAATGGTTTAACTTATTTTTTAAGATTCAATAGTGATTTTATTAGATTAGATAAAAGTAATAAGCAATTTGTAAATGTTGAGGTTATACAAGGTGAAAAGGATGAACAATCATTTACAGGATCCGGTAACCCTTTACAGAGTTTTAACTTATCAACCAAAGAACCTACGGATCAATATTTAGTTGAATGTTTTGTTGATGGCAAAAAATGGAAATTAGTAGATTCAATATATGATATGAATAATGGAGAAGAAGCAGCTATGATTAAAACTAGTGTTAATGGTGGCTTATCTGTTTTCTTTGGAAATAATCAATTTGGTAGACCGCCTGCATTAGGATCTAGGATTAGAATAACTTATGTAAAGACTAGAGGTGTGGCTGGTAATATTGGTGGAAAACAATTAGATATTAAGTTTTCAGATCCTGGAACAGATTCTTCTGGTGAACAAGTAGATTTAAATGAAATTCTTTCAATGAATATTACAAGGAATCCAATGTTTGGTTCTGATTCTGAAGATCCTACCTTTACTCGATTAATTGCTCCTTATGCAAGTAATTCTTTTGTATTGGCTAATCCTAATAATTATATTTACTATTTAAGTAAGTATGACTTTTGGTCTTTCATTGATGCTTATAATACTAAGAATGATGAATACTTAGATGATGATAACATTATTTACTTGTTTTTAATTCCTGATGTTAAAAAGAAATTGACTAGTGACTTAGATTATTTTAGTATACCTGAAGTTGAATTTACTATGACAGACCAAGAAAAGGAAATGACTTATGAAATATTAAACAAGAGTGGAAGACAAGTTGTAACCGCTGAGACTAGAATAGTTCAACCTATCATTAGAAAATATGCTCTTAATATAGTAGTAAGATGGTTTGATAATTATGATAAAGATGCTATAAGAATTGAGATAAGAAAAAATCTAGATGAATATTTCTTAAACGTAAATAGAAGAGATAGAATTCCAAGGTCGGATATTATTTCTATAATTGAAAATGTAGAAGGAATTGATTCTGTAAATGTATTCTTTATTTCTGAGCAAAATGAAAAAGCTATTAGAGACGGATTTTATTTTGTACCTGTTTATGGAACCGATCCAGTAACAGACCAAAAGGTACTTATAGAGAATAAGAAAATAGTTTTGAAAAAAGGAGAAGATCCTCAATTAGGATTAGATAGCTTTGGTGATATTATAATAGGAAATGATGAATTAGCAATTATTCGTGGTGGTTGGAAAGATAGAAATGGAACTTTTTATGAGCCTATACCAGAAGCTAATAAAATTAGTTCACTTAATGTATTCTATAAAGAAGGTATTGCTAATAATCTTTATAACAAAATACAACAAGAAAAGTATAATCAAACTAAAAGAAACAGAGGAACTACAATTGCGACGGGTGCTAACTCTGCAGGTTTAAATACCGGTAGATTAGAAAGTACACCAACGCTTAATACAATAAAAGGAAAGTAAGATGTCTACAGTAAAAAATAATAGAAAAGGATTTCCTAGTTTATACCGAGCTACATATGAAGAGGGTTGGGTAGTAAAAAATACAGGATATGATTATTCTAAAACTTTACTAAACAAAACTATGTCTAAGTACATGTTTAGAAATAGGCACCTTAAAACGTTCTTGGAAGATTACTTGAATCCTATCATGGTATTTTATGTTAATAAAGTTAAATACCTAAGAATTTATTTTAACTTTGCAGTTCCTAAGTGGTATCAAAAAATAAATTAAAAGATAGTGGCTAAAAAGTGGCAACATTTATATTTCTTCGATAAGCATGGGAAGAATTACAATATGGAGTATGACAGTACTACTGATAAGTGGTCTGGTGATATTTTCTTGCCTCAAGTTTCTATAGATTTATTTGAAGTAGGTCAGTTATTTATTTTACAAAAATTAATAGACAAGACAAGTGGAACTTTTATGTATGGTTATCCACACTCCTATGAAGCTGCACCGGTAACTGGTAAGACGTGTGATTGGGATGTAGCATGGGAAACTAATGATCCTGCAGAAATATTTTTATTCCAATTCAATAAAGATTTTAATACTGGGACTCAGTCAGCTTTGGTACAAGAACCTGATGGACCTCCTCTTATAAAGGTAGATAAATTAATAGCACCTTTACAGTATGACCAAAATCAAACAATTGATACTGCTGGGTTTATTACCACAGATCAAATAAAATCTGAAGCATTACAAATTGATATAACATTTTCTTCTTCATTTGAAAATACTTATAGAAGAAAATTAATCATTACCGATAAATGCAGTAATACTATTATAGGAGAATTTTGGGTATATGCCGAAAGTATTGAGGAAGATGAAAGACTAAGAGTCATGACTCAGAATATGGGTTATAATGTTATTGCATCTGATAGTTCTGTATTTAGAGATACAAATATTAAAGAAGCATTACCTGATTTTGTAGAAATTAATATTAAGAGAAAAGAGATCATGATGGAAGGTAGTAACATTTACCCTTTCATAGGTTCTTATAAAGGTTTAATAAATGCTATTAAATTTTTTGGATATGATAATTTAAAGCTTAAAGAATTTTGGAAAAATGTAAATGCTAATTCTCCACAGTTTGGTAAATATATTCAAAGTAGTGAAGTAGATTTATTTTCTCCTACTGTTCAATTTGATGATCTTACTATAACATTACCTAATAAGAACTTTAGGAAGACTAGTATGTTTGAACTTATTTATAGAATTAATAGAATAGTTCCTGATAAGTATGATGATGAAGATTTACCAATAACAGAAGAATTACAAGACTTTACAATAGAAGAGATATTAATTAAGTTATTTGGATTAAAGAGAAAATTGGAAAATGAATACCTTCCACTTAATGCTCATATAAAAGGTATTACAGCTGAGGCTGATTATTTTGGTTTATTAGAAGTTACTAATACCATAAGTAGGAATGATACTAATACAGTTAAAGCTGGTATTAATACTGATTTTAAAGTTGCCCCAGCTTCATGTACATATATTGAAGATTTAAGAACTTTTGATTCTTTTTGTTTAGAGGAAGCAGCAATCGTTGGGCAAGCCGTTATTAATTATTGTAATGCTTACATTGCTCCATTAGCTGCTGGTAAAACTGCTGTAGGTCAAAATATGATAATAGATTATATCCCAGGCCAAGTATTACCACCTCCACCAATTGGACCAGATCCTAACAGTGTATTAGGTACATTACAGGATGGTGGAAATGTTTCTATACAATCTGTGGCTGGAGTTTATGCTGCTTACTTTGCAAGATATGCTCCTAACTTAAATAGAACATTACCGTATAAGCCTGGTGAATCATCAAGAAGTTTACCTGATCAACCAGGAGTTAAGGCTGGTGCTTTAGTAACTTTAACAAATGATAGCTTTAATAATATTACATGGGATAATGTAAATAGTACATGGGATCAATTAACAAATGCTAATGATTTCTTTACCTTTGATTTAAATGTACAAGGTGCAGCTCTTGGTGATGTATATGAAATAAAAGATCCAGGAACTGGAACTGGAGTTTCTCATACTGTGGTAGCAGGAGATACTATCCAAACTATAACCACATCTCTATTTAATCAAATCGTAGTATTAAAGACTGCACAAACCGACCCTTGGTTATGGTTTGATTGGTCTCAGGTTACAAATGAAATAGGCCCGTGCATCAGAGTATATGGAAACCAAGTTGATAGATTTAAGTTAAGTGTAACATTAGCCAATCCTGCTAGTGGTGGACAATTTACAATGATACAGTTACCAGGAGAATCTTTATTTACTTGGAATGGTTTAGAAGCAGGTAACTTTACAGAAATTGAATGGACAATTTATAAAGATGCATCAGAAGTATCCCCGGCATATTATTATAATATCAGAGGAACTATAGGACAATATGGTACTCTCCCTATAACATTACCTTACATTGGTAACTATAATGTTGAAATGAAGTTATTTGATTTATATAATAATATTTCTTCATCCGTTAAAGAAGGTGCAATTTGTGTAGAAGGAAAAGAAGTAGAATATTCAGGTTGGTATCAATCTAGAAAAAAAGATTATAGTTGGGTTAGTGAAGGAAAGTATACTTGGAAAAATTATGGTTCATTATGGGATTTACCAATTTCTCCAAAAATAACATGGGACGAAGAAACTCCAAGCTTATATGATTCTCTTGATAGAATTAATGCTATCTTAGCTACATTTGGTATTGGAACCTCAACTGATTTTCAATTGGCAAACTTTCAAGATAATGGAAAGGCAAGTTTTAGTGGACCATATCAATGGAAAAATTTAAATCATAGATTATGTACATGGGATAATGCATACCACTTATGGTGGGAGATGACAGCTACTACTGGTGATACACCTGCATTTTTTCAATTTAGTGAAATAAAGCCTAATACTTATTTAAAGATTGTAGATAAAGACGGTGTAACTGGGACTCATTACTTTGATGCAACTACTAATACATTAGCAGAAGCGGTTGCTCAATTAAATGTAAGTAAGAATCCTATTATTAATAAGTATGTATATAATTTAGTTTTAAATGCATCAAATAGTGCAATGTTTGTCCAGGCTGTTTCTAGATATTTTGGTTTACATGGAAATTTTAAATCTGTAGATATAGTAGATGTTGATGGTATTAGAGTTTGTGCTAGTGGTACAGGAAATGCAACTGATTATTTTGGTGGGCCATTAGCTGCAACCAATTTATATCCACCTTTTGAAAAATCATTACCTATAAATGGAATGACTTTAGTTTCACTTGGTGCAATAAGCGGAGCACCGGCTGTAAATGATAGTTTTGTTGAAAAGGTTGCAAGAACTATTGAAATGATATTAGATCCTACTGCCTCTGGAATTAATTATAATAAACAAGCAGCAGTATTACAATCTATGCAATCCAAAAAAACTATTCAAAGAATAGGATATGTTGGAATGGGTGAATATTCGCCGGCCTTAGAAACTTTACCAGGGTGGGACGCAACAAATGATGATAATGCTAATGTAGATTTTGTATGGGAGACACCACCTCCAGTAACAGCACCTAAGAGTCAGATTACCGAAGTAATAGAACATGTTTTACATACTATAACTACTTTTGGTTTTCCTGGTGCATACCCTACAGTGTTTAACCAAACATCGCCATCAGGTCCAACTTTTGCTGCAATGTCAGAAGCAATTAATAACGGTACATTTGATACTTCTGGGTATGTTCAACAACCAGGACAATCTAATAACGAATATAATGCATTATTAATGAGAGAATATTTATTCTTATTAATTTTTGCAGAATGGGATTTTATAACTCCTTATGCAGGATCTTTAGCACCAGAATGGACGGCATCAACTCCTGCATTAGTTGCTTCACAGAATCCTTTAGGGCATGCCCTTTATACTGACTATATAAGCAAGTTGATAGTTACACCATCAACTACAATATTAGATACTATATTTGCAACATCGGCTACACCATCAGGATATGTACCTTTTGAGCGTGAACCGATAGGTGGTAATGTAGATTGCTTAAGTAGAATTTATAGGTCAAGCCAAAGTATAACTAGCAATCCTACATGGGGTACAGCTAAGTTTATTAACGACGGAAAAGTATTACCACCGATGACATGGGCAATGTTTGTCTATGATAAATGTCAGATAGTTGGAAAGGAAGCTCCTAAGTGGACTATCACCAATACTACTAACTCATCAGTGGCTGATATATATTCTGAAAGCAAGTATCTAACATATCTTTTTAAAGACCCAGGAAAGTATATGATAACATTAGAACTTACAGATACGAATGGGAATAAATATAAAAAAGGTAGAAATATCTTAAATATAAAACAAACAAAATAAAAATGGCAATCAGCGTAACAGAAATTTTAGGAACCGATTCTTTATCAGGATCGAGGTTAGTAATTAATGATAACTTTAATGTTCTTGCTAGTGAAATAAATGCGATGGAAACATACTTTGCTCCATCAGCAGGTACTATCACTAATTTAAACAATCTTTCAACTGAAGCATTAAGAGTAGGTTTGAGTACTATACTCCTTGATATTAATGCCAGTACTTTTGATATTTTAACGAATGTTAAAATGACTGGAAATTTAAATATGACAGGTGGTGGTGTATTCAGAAATGATACAAGCCCAACTACACTTAATGATACTACAGCGGGAGCTTCAATGGCGATTAGTGTTGGAACTAGTACTGCAATTCCACCTTATACTATGTATAGAGTTGGAAACACTGACATTACTGATGTATTAGATATATCACTTTATAGTGGAAGTATAGGACAAGAAATTTTCTTTATTTGTACTGAAGGAAGTGGTGATGTAGGAATTACAGGTATATCAGGTAATTTAGTAACAACAGGAACAACAGATACTATTACTTTAAACAAAGTTGGTGAAAGTGTACATCTTTTATGTATTGACAATGGATCAGGCGTAGGTGTTTGGTATATCGTCGGTGGACAAGGATATGTATTATCATAATAATTAAAAGAAAAAACTATACATGGCAACAACGCCCTTAATCAGAACTCCGCAAGCCGATGGAGGAACATTTTACACGTTCTCTTCGGCAGCTAGAGACTTATCTAGGACTCTCAATAATGATGATCTTAAATTAGTCTTTTCTAAGTTTGTGCTTCTTAATCTACCAGATTTTGATAGATTGGATCCGACAACATTTAGTCAGTATCAAAACTATATGCAGTTTGATACAATAGATGGTGCAATCTGGAGTGGAGGTTTAAAAGGTGACCCTAATGTTAATTTTACTGAAAGTCTTCAAAACTATGCGCTGAATCTAGAAGAACTTATTATCAGTGATGCATCATATGATAACACTACAAACCTAAGTGTTACAGAAAGGGTATTCTTTAAATGGTTAAAGGAATGTGGTGCCATGAGATTTAGAGAAGCTACTGCTTTAGAAAAAACAACCAGTATTACAGACCCTAGATTTGTTGAGGAAGATGAGGTAACTACAGGAACTAGACAGTATAGAAGAGTAGTAAAATATATTGGTGAAATTGATATTGTAAATAATGTAGATAAAGCCGGAGAAGCTTATACAGAATTATATATTAATGTACCAACAGAAGTAGGTGGAACACCCACTATCCTCTTTGAATCAGTATCTGATACGAATTATCAACCTTCATTAAAAATACAAGGTACAAGTGAATATATTATGGGAAGGAACTCTGCGACCGTTCACCCACAAGGTTTGGATATATTAGCTTGGTATGATTATGATCAACCGTTACAAGGACCAGGGCCAGCAGGTTATACAGATCCAGATGCCAACTGGATGGATGAAACTACTCCTCCTAATACAGTAGATTCTTATTTCACTGAACCTACAACTTTTACAAGTGTTCTTAATGCAGAAATTAGAAAATATCCTGCTGATTATAATAATCCAACAGGATATACAGGGTCTGCTTATTTAAGAAGTGAATTAGATGGTATTAGTGTTGATTTTAATCCTAATGATTATCAACAAATAACTTCAGATGGAACTATAAGTACTATTCCACAATTTAATGGTACTGATTTATCTGAGTCTTTTGAATTTAATGCAGTGTTAGTTTATTATGATATGGTAGACTTAAGTAACTCTGCTAATACAACTACTAATTTATATGGAATTTTAGTACTTGATAATATCACACCTACAACTGATGGTGGTTATATTCAAAGATATCCAAAGTTTAAACCTAATCGTGTAACTGGACAAAATGGTAATAGTTACGGATTTAAAATTAATTTAAGATTTGATGCTTCACCTGGAACTGCCGGTATTGATACAATTGTTAATGATTATAATACTTTCTCAATGGGCTTATTTTCAGATGCATCTGCTCAGTTGCAAACATCTGCTCAAATATTCCAAAGACAGCAATTAGAACTTACTGATATTGAAACAAGATTAAATGCTGTAGAAAATACACTCAATTCTGTTAGTACTTCTGCATTCTTACAGGCTCAAATTGATAGTTTACAAACTCAATTAGATAATGCTTCTTTAGCATTTGCAAGTAGTACTACATTATTAGATTTGATTGCTAAAAATTCTGATGAAATTCAAAATTTAGCAAACGGAGAAGTAGCAACTACATTACAATATAATACTGATGTGGTTAGACAAGGTACTGGTATAACAGTTAATACTAATACTCCTAACCAGATTCAAATCTCTAATAATGTGCAAGCATATAAGTTAATGGTACCATTAGATAGTGGAGATGTTCCAATTACAGCTACTGCACCGTTAAATCTGAATGTAGTAAATCCGAGAGCATTTGTTACTTTAGAAACCTATACAAATATGCTTAGGTTAGATACTATTAATCAAGCTGCTGGAGATTTGGCAATCTATATTGATGATACAAGTGTTCAATGGAAAACTGGACAAACTATGAGATTAACATTTAATAATGTTCCTCTCATGTCATCAAGAGATATAAAAATATACACTGATTCACCGAGTAGATTGAATAATGGTTCATACGGTAAATTGGCTGCAACTATACCTAATTCGGAATTAAGCACACTTCCAATTATTGATCTGATTTGTACAGAGCAAGGAGTGTTAACTTTCGTATATGATATAATTAAATAAATAATAAAATTGAAACCTAGATAATGGCTGAAAATAATTCCATACAAACACTGTTACCTGAATTGTTAAGACTCTTTAATAATTCATTGGAGAGCTTTGAGAAAGTTAATCAGGCGATTACTTCCAGTCGAGATTCAGTAACTGTAAATGTACAGAATCAAGATGGAACAAATTCTAGGCTTACTATTCCAAGCTTTGGATATCTTAAGAATTCTGTTGACCGACTACAGACTAATATTAATACTATAACTAATTTTAATGATGGTAATAGTTCTATTAGATTAGCTGATGGTACTTTTAGAAAATTAGTTTTAGCTAAGTTACCAACTGAGGCACAGGACTTGACTGCTATAAATTCAGTTAATGAATTTGATATTAAACCTAATTGGTTTTTTGAAGAATTGATTAATCCTTTATTGTATGTTTCTTTTGATATAACTGGACAAGCACCTATTGATACTGAACGAGCTATTATCCAAAGATATATTTTAGATACTAATTCTCAAAGTAAAATTAACTTTTTTGAATCTCAGTATAATGGAAATTCTGCTATTGACTATGATACATTTTTACAAGAAATTGTAGAGAAAAATATATCATATGTTTTAGATGAAGCTGTTGTTGATTTACCACCTAGAGATAAAAGATACTCAGGTAATTTTAGTGTAGTAAGAATTGGTGAAGAAAGCGTTACTGAAACTGTAAATGGTGTTGAACAAACAACAGTACAAAAATTATATAAACTTAATAAGATATTTTATACAGATGCTGAAGCTGATTTTCCAGATACTGTACAACTTAAAGTAGGTGATAGTTTAGAAGTCATATCAACACCTATAGATACAAGGTACACAGTTACACAAATTGATACAAGTACTAATTCTGTTATTGTAAGATTACAAGAAGGTAACCGAACTATTAGTATTGGTGCAGATGTTTTAAAAATTGGATCTGCTTTAAGTGATACTTTAGAAGTAGATGTTACTGTTGGTTTTAATGAAAGATGTGTTACATTTATAAAACCTATAGATCCGGATTCTAAAATACCTGCAGTAAACTGGTCACCGGGTAGTGGATTTTATACAAATAATTTAACTACAATTAATTCTGCAGGTAATCAACAAACATTAGCTGATTATTATCAACAAAATGCAGTTGACTTTGGTAGATACCTTCTGTCTTTTGCACAAGATAAGATTCCAACAAGTAGAGAAGGACTGATACCTAATACTCCAGTTTTAACTCCAGATGATTTTACTGTTTCTTTAATTAATGGGCAAGTTAGTAACTCAGATGCTATTGTTCAATTAAAAGATTTAAATAATCAAAAAAATACAATCCAAGCAACATTAAGTGAATTGGATGTTGCCATTGGTCAAAGCAGAACTAAAATACAAACAACAAATTATACTACAGAGGTTGAAAGAGATTCAGATAAGAATGCTTTACAAGGTTTAATTACTGAAAGAGCATCTCAGGCTAAATTATATGCTTCAGTAGTAACTGAAATTAATTCTTTTGCATCTGATAATTCAGTAAGCAGTATAACACCTAAATATAGAGTAAGAGGTTTTTGGGCAATGCCTGAAGAAAGATCTGCTCCAGAAACTGGTGTACAGGATATAATTAAATTTAAGTATCGTTATAGATATCTTTCTGCTGATGGTGCAGCTAATCCTGTAGATCAATTTAAATATACAGATGGTAGTGGAACTAGCCAAGGGGCTTTTTCTAATTATGTTATTGTTGATAGTGTATTAAGACCAAGAACAAAAAATACTATAACTGGTTTATATGAATGGGCTCCTATTGATGATGACAATGCAGACTCAGTTAATATAAATCAATTAGATATTCCTATTAGAAAAGGTGAACAAGTAGAAATAGAAGTTAAGGCTATTTCAGAAGCAGGCTGGCCTTCTAATCCATTAGAGAGTGAATATAGTACACCGATAAGAGTTGAATTTCCAGCTGACTTAAGTTCGGATAGCGCTCTTGAATCTATCTTAGCACAAAACCAAGAAGATTTAGCATTAGTTTCTTTAAATGAAAATTTAGAATCAATAGGATTACCTACTCACTTAAGTAGTTCTTTTACTGCTAATGAAACTTACTTTGCTCATTCAAGCCCAGTAATTGCATCAGGGTTCTTATCAGAAAATCAAACACCAATTGATTTATTTACTAAGTTAACTGAAATGCAAAATCAATTAGATTTGTTTGCAGAAATTCTAAATAGTGCGCAAGGTGAATTACAAACTACATTAGTAGACGATACTGGTAATACATTTAACCTAAGAAGGAATGCTGTAACTAAAGTATTTGCAGGATTTTATTCTCAGGAAGTTGATGGATTAGATGATCCTAGAGGAGCTATTGTTTCAAAAACATATTTTATTAATATTGGGAACCGCTCACAAACTGCATTACAATTACTTGCAAGAGTTACAGGTAATAGAAGTAGAATGGTAAATCAATCTGAAAATCCTGCAGAAACTACATCGTTTGCTAATTTATTAAATGGTTCGGTTATTTTACCTGCAACATATTCATGGTTAAATAACAGTGCAGCTAATCAATCTGATAGTAGGGCTACCTATAGAGGTGATGATAAAGATTATAACACAATTAGAAAATATGACTTAACGCCTATTCTTCTAACTAACCCTGATACTACTTCAACTACAAATTATGGACAAACGGTTTCTCAACCTCCATATCAATCTACACAAAATAAGAATCAATATATTTATAGTAGATTTTCTGATGTTTCAGCTGAAGGTAATTTTTATAGTTATATTAATAATAGTAATGATTATACTTTTAATTTAGATACTATAGAAAACTTTTACAATGCAGCAGCTGATACTGGTGTAGCTAATCCTACAACACAGTTTATTTGGGGAGGTGGATTCTTGCCTACTGGATTACCTACTACAAATGGAGGTTATCCTACTACTGATAATGTAGTCCAAGTTTCTATTGCACACCCTAACTTAACTAACTATACAGCATACCGAGATGCATATATTGCAATAACTGGAGATACTAATACTTTACCTGCAGCTGTACCTGCTGGTGGTATTGATTGTACTAGTGCAGGTAATGGTACAGGTGCTGTCGTATTCAGACAATCTAAATTTGCACCAATAACCTCAGATAATAAGTATGGTAAACAGCAAGCAATTTATTTAAATGAAAATTTAACTGATATGATTGATTTAGCTGGCCCAGGTGGTGCATTAAATGGTTTAGTTTTTGATTCAGGTCAAACTTTTCAAGCTAGCCCTTCTTTAACAACGGCTGCTTTACAAAACCTTTGGGATCCTACTGCTGCGAGTTATGTTACTGGTGGTTATGATAGAAATGCTAAAAATTCATTTGACGGTTTTGATCAATATACTTTAGGTAAACAAAGTTGCGGATCGTATTTATTTGTATCTTCAGATAATCATTTAAATATACAAGTAGATGGTGATTCTATTCAATCAAGAGAAGTGGTAGCATTTGGGCAACAAAATGCTTTAAGTATTCCTTTAGTCTTTCAATACAGAATGACTGATTATTTTGGAACTACTTCAGGTACAGGATTAGGAAATATAGGCGGGGATGAAACAGGTTCAACTGTTAATCTTACTTATTCAAAAAGAATTGGTTTTGATTTATATCCTAATAATTCAGATGTTGTACAATTTGATATTGAAATTTCTGCTAAGTATAGATCTGATAGATTAAGTATTGATGTATTCCCAACGGCTACTGTTGCTAAAGGATTGAATGATTTAGAAAAAGTAGTGGCAGGATTAAGACCTTCATTAAATCAAACAAGAGTACAACAAAATGTTCAGCTTACCAATAGGGATGGTGGATTAGGACCTTTAGCTTAATTTATTTTAACTTTATCTTTGGTGAATAAATAAAAAAAGTGAAAGATAAATGGCTCAAAACCTGCTCGATAAAGCATCATATAGTTTAGTTAGAACAAATCCTAAGTTAACAGGTAATGTAAAGATTGTATCAGATGGTACAGATATTTACCTGGAATCATTTAGTGCTAACACTAGATTGTCTTCTCAGAAATTTAAAGCATTTAAAGTTGATGGCACTAGTACCTATGACCAAGATGTTTATAGATTTTTTGACTTTGGTAAATTCCCTAAAGAGTCAGCTTATGAAATATTCCAAGAATATGAAAATGATGCTATACTTTCTAATTATGGTAATCAATATGAAATGTTTTACTGTGCAGGGACAAGATCTATTGCATCAGAAAGTTATGAAGAAAGTTTAGGTACTCTTGCACCTTTATGGTTAAATGAACAAATCCCTAATTATTTTGTAATTTTTAGATTAGATAATCCTGCTGCTGTGAATAACTTTAGGGCTGCTACACCAAACGAAAATTTTACAAATGCACAAACTTCAGCTGAGTTTAATAAAAATGTTTTAGAAAATTGTACTGCAATTAAAACATTTGATTTAACTGAAGGTACTGCTTTAGGATCTTATATTAGAAATTATAGAAACCAAGAAACATTTCCAGAAGTTCCTTTAAATATTACTTGGAGAAAAGACGAACCTATTTTATGGAATGGAATTTCTTATGCAAGTGGAGGTTTTACTAGTGCAGGTAACTTTGCTTATAAGGATTTAATTACTAAAGATTCTACTATTATTCAAGATGAGTATCTTTTTACACAAGGATTCCAAAACAATGGAATCATTTTAGCTAATCTTTTAAATTTAGAATTTTTATTTGATGATCCTACTGCTACTGATTATACTGTTAATAGATATTTTGGGATGTATGTTAATGATATTGAAGAAGGAAAGTTTGATATATCAGGAGAAGCATTTTATAAAGGAACTTCAGTAGAAAAAACACAACAGCCTACAATAACAAATATCACAGAAGTATCTCAATTTTTAAATACCCCATTTGTGATGACAAATGAAAATGGAATTTTACTTTACTTAGATCCTACAAAAACAGAAACAATAACAGGCCTACCGACACCTAAAAGAGTAGACGAGGTTGAGTCTATATTTTTTGTAAAGGATAAAGAAGATGATTTTCATACTATTAAGAAAGGATCTACTTGGGGAGAAAATCAAATAAGATTATTTGACACTGAAGTAGATATATCTTTATTTACTGGATATAAAGATCCTGATACTTTTGCTAATGCCAGTGTTGTCAGTCGTGCAGGTGTTGCACAAATGTATATAAAAGTATTAGATAATATCCAAGAAGGTGCATCTATAAAATTTTATGATGGTAATGATTTTGTAGGAGAAATATTTGCAAACAGTACATTAGCACCTATAGCTGGTAAATCTTTTGAAAGATTCTTTAATCCTACTGGAACTATTCAAGAAGTAGCACAAGCTATAACCTCTGCTATCAATAAAGGTATTGATGAAAATGAAAGATTTTTTGTAGCTTCTTATAATGATAGCACTGTTTATGTAAAGTCAAGATTTAGCGGTACTCGTTTTAATAGATTAAATTTTAAAATGGCTACTACATTTCCTGAATTATTTAATCAGACCGAAACTTATCCTGCAACTTTAATAACAGATCCAAATAAAAACTTTGTTGGTGGAAATGATGTTCAAAATAGTTTATTAAAAGTTACTCTAGGAGACCAAGATAGGTTTGTACCAGGTGATTTTGTACAAACGACTGGAGGTTATACTGTTATAGGAGATTGGGTTCCTTATACTGATGAGCCTATTTATAATGGCTTAGACGAAATTATAGGATACACTGATATTGACAAATATGCTATCATTACATGCAATGATAATCAGATTATGGTTACTCGTTCTAATCAAGTTGCTCTTTATTCAGATTATAAACCATCTTTTGGTAGATTTTCATTTTTTGAAGTAAGAGATTTTGATTTTGATTTTTATAGTACATTATACAGTGAAGAAGGAGAATTAAATTTTGAGTATTCTCATTATAACCAATTAAAACCTGGAGCAGTACAACCTTATAGTACTACACCACCTTTTGTTGATTATACTGGAATAAGTAAAAATCCACAGATTAGAAACTTTTATGATAACGGTGGGTTTTATAATCTTATTGGTTTATTAGGAGATGCAGAAGACCAAAATCCTAATGATGAATATATTAAGAGTGAGTATATTAGATTAGAAGAAAACTTTTTAACATCACAAGCGGCAGTTTCTAGAATTGCTCCATATATTAATAAATGGGGTTGGGTAAATGATGGTAAGGATGTAAGAAATCACCCATACCGATTGAATGTAAATGAAGCATTTGGTTTAAATAACTTTGCACCTTCAAAATGGGATAAGATACAAGAGGCTAGTGGTTATACTCATGAATGGTATTACTTATCAGAATTTCCGAATTACTTTAGTAATGATGCAATTAAAAGTTCTTGGAGTTATATTGATACTGCACCAACGGATAATATTGAAGCTAATCCTTTAACAGGCCAAGCATTTGTTCCTGGTACTTTTCAAAATGTAAATAAAGATTATTTTAATGATTATTTTATAGTTCAAAAATTTACATCAGGTGGAACTATTAATTTGATTGATAGGCAGCTAAGATACGGTAGATTTGAAGGTGGGGATGAAAAGAATTTCTCTGAAACTTTTTTAAGAGGTGTTAGAATTATAGCAAAACCTAAAGCAATAGGAACTGAAAAGGCAGACTTTAATGCAAGATCATTATCTTATGTTAACAATGGATCTTTAAATGATTATAGATTTTCAGCTATATTAGTTCCTAATCTTCCAGATAAACCAGAATTTCAAGTTAAGTTTATTAAAAATGAAAAGTGGAAAACTATTGTTATGTTAATATCTGTTGATTATGATGTGCCATGTATGGCGCCAAGTGGATCAATTGATAGGACTAGTTTATATTCACTTAATAGTAATTTTAAAACAAATGCAGACTGTGAACCAGTTATAGGAGGAACAGGCGAGTATGAATATGAGACTACTCAGGTTAGAGGAGCTATAAGTTTAGCAACCTCGTTTATTAATTCAGATGGTATATATGAAATAAGATGGCAACCTGATATTAATGGAGTAGCACCCGATTTAGTAAATGATATTAGAGTTTTACAAAATGGAGATTTTGGAAATATTAAATTTAATATCGGCACTGATCAATATAGTATTACTGGTATTACCGATGTAGTAAGTAAATCAATTTTAAAAGCTAATAATTTTGTAAAGAATACTACATTCCCCGTATCTCCTTTACCTTTATCAAACCCAGGTAATCAAGAATTAAGACAAGCTACTTATAATATTAGCAAAGGTGGTTATGAGCAATTCCAAAATAGGTTAACGGCTGCCACGTTTGGTAATATTTTTGATGCAGTTAATCAAGGTAATCCATCTATCATTTATGAAACAATAAATACCAACGGAGAACAGGTTAGAAATGCAGATGGTACTTTAGCCCAAACATTTGGAATTGAATTACGTTCACAGGCTGATATATTAAAATCTATCTATATAGGAATACTTCCAGATCCAGCTAAACCAACAGCGTTTAACTTGACTGATGTTGTAGGATATGATTTATCTTTACAAAGAAAACCTAGAATAACTCCAATTGCTAGACATGCAGGTTATTATGCACCTTATGCTTTACCTTTACTATCATTCAGAGACCCTTACCAAGAATTGGATTTTGATGAAATTACAGGAGGGACTGGAACTGTTAATATTCCAGATGCAGCCTATAAATTAAAAGTAATGGAACTATGTAAATATAAGAATGCACAATTTAATAGTAAAGATCCAAAGTTTGGACAGATTCAAAATTTCTTTTATCATAAAGTAAATGAACAAGATCCGTCTACAGTTTTAGAATTATCAAGAGAAAGCGCATTTCCGAGCTTATATCCGCTAATTAATGAAATAGGAATTGACTATAAAGATTTTTATGCATTTGCTTCTAATTGGGAACCTGCTTATTTTACAAAAAGTATTGATAAATCTCAAATAGAAAAAATTATTGGAACAAGATCAATGTACGAAAGAAAATCCTTTTTTGGCTCTAAGTATCTTAAAGTTCCAGAAAGAATTGTTTTAGATACATTTAAACCAGATCCTTTTGTAAAAGGTGCAATAAGACAACCTAGTTTAATTGATGGTACATTTATGTATCAAAACCAGGCATCTGTAACTGTTAATAAAAGGATAAAGAAATTAGTAGGGACTAGACAAATAAGAGCTATAAAGAAAAAGCCGTCTGCTCCTATAGAAACATTTTATTTGTTTAATCAAAAGAGATTAATTGAATATCTGTTTACTCCTATTAAAGAAGAGTTTTTAAAGTATATAAAACCTGAGTTTGGTTTTGGGGATTTAGAAACTTTAGATGATGATGTTACCCAATACATAAAAGAAAATATATTAAAATTATACAAAATAGAAAAAGTAGATTTTTATACATTAGCAAGTAGAACTAAAGGTGGATCCACATATTCTACTGCTGAACTAACTGATGCACAAAAAATAGCAAATGGTTTGACTATTAATAATAATGTAGCATCAAAAACATTAAATACTAATCCATTTGATTTAAAGCTAATATATAATAAAAGAACAGGTTTCTCTGAATCATATGGGTTCAGTGTCACTATAGTTAAAAAATAATAGAAAACAAATGGCAATCACTATACAAGAAATAATAGCATCAGATACTATTTCCCAGTTGGTTGATAAGACCAATTTTAATTTTGATCAAATATTACTGAATGGTGGAGGTCCTGTTGGTCCTGCTGGTATTCAAGGACCAGTTGGTCCTGCTGGAGGAAGAGGACCGAAAGGTACACGATGGTATGAGGATTCTTCTACATCAGCGCCCGGTGCAACTCCGCTTGCGGCGCCACCTACGAGTACGCCATTGGAAGGAGATTATTATTTACAATTTAATGGAATGGTTTGGGAATATAATGGAACCACATGGGTAATTACAACTATTGATTTAGAAGGCCCAATGGGACCCCAAGGACCAGGAGGAGGGTTTGGAGATACTTTCGGTTCACCAACCATAGGATTACAAACAGCTATCTATAATGGCCCTATAGGTTTAGGAAATGGTGCTACTGTAGGAAATGAAGGTGTTCCTTCAGTTATGATAGGTGGTGCAGTTTCAACAACTATTGCATTAACTGGGTTACCTTTAACGAATGCTTATATAATTCCTGATGATGTTGCTAATAAATTAATTTCTAGTACGGCATCATTATTAATACACCAAAAAGATTCAACTGCAAAGTCTATAGTATTTCACGGTGGGGCGGCAAACCCTAGTGATAATTATCACCAAGCTAATTTAGCTGCTTTATCTAATATTAGTATTGGTATAGATGATAAGCTGATTTTAAGTGTACCTAAAATTCCTACTAACCCAACTTCTTTACAAGAATTAGTAGGGTTGGATATTCAAACAGATTATAGGTCTCAAAATTATACTGCAGGTAAGGCTATTACACTTTCAACAGGTTCTGATACGGTTGCTCGTTATGGTAGTGAAAATTCTGATTTTGTAATTAATGTAGGAAATGGTTCAGATCCAGG